ATTCAAATTACCAAGAAATATTATTTCAAATAATATTGTAAAATATGTATTATATTTAATAACTTTAACATTAGCATTAAGTTATTTTATAAATGAGCAAAGTTTAGCACTTATAAGTTTAATAATAATAGCGTGTGGAGTATATGTATTAAATAATAATGTTGTTATTGCTTTGTTTAGTTCAATTATTATTACCAATTTATTATTGTCAATGAATTATTTAAAAGCTACTGATACAATAGAAGATCTTCAAAATAATGACAATTGCTGCAATGGAGCAACATTTTATACTTCAAATTTATTAAATTATAACACTTTAAGTGAAAATATAAATAATAAAAATAATTGTGACAATATGAAACGCGATATAACAGCACATCTTGAAAGTATTTCTACTGATGAATCACTAAAAGCTAGATTTTTTTCAAAGTTATATTCAAATAATGATTATATGAAAGCAACAAGTATATGCAATACTATGGATACAAGTAGTTCTACTTATAATATGAAAGGAACATTATTTAAAAAATCTGATACAAGTTCAAATGTATTAGAAAGTCCTAATACATTACCCAAAGATATATTAGATGTAATAGCATTTAGTAATATTAGAAATAATTTAAATAGTAATGATAAAGATACTTTAGAAATAAATGTAATTGAACCATTGGAAATTATGAATAGTAATTTAATGGCTATTATAAGACAAAATAATTTACAAAGACAAATAAATATTTCAGACTTAACAACTGCTGAGAGAACTCAATTAGCAAGTATAAAAGCTACATTAAAAGAATTGTATAATTCATCTAATACACGACTAACAACAACAAAAACAGACATAAAATATACATTATTAGGTAAAAATAATGCTACAAATACTTACCAACCAATAGGAACACAATATATATTAAATGTAGACCAATTTTTTGATTGCTCAGGTGTTGTTCAAAATAATAATAGTGGAACATTGTCAGCATCTGATATAATGGATTTAAGTAATAATAATTATTTTGGAACATCTGGTCGCTCTATTATTCAAGGTGGATTAGGAGATGCCAGTTATAATCCGTATGGAACTTTAACACAAGCAGATTTATACCCAAGTAATAAAGATTTAGAAATGGAATTACGTAGATTAGAAACTATACCTGCGTCAGGAAATGCTCCAGTTAATGTAATAACAAGTTATTTAAGCGCAATAAATAGTTTTTATGATAAACAAATACAAAATTTGACAGGTCTTAAAACAAACACATTTACTAAAGATTCAATAGAAGATATATATAGTATTAAAACAAAACAACCTACATTTTTTACATATGATAATACTTATAATAACAAATATCAATGTCAAGATAGTATAACAGGAAATTCAGCATTTAAAGATTGTGGTCCGGCAGCGTATTATGAAATTCCCAAATTTTAATATATGGTTTGTATTTATAATTTTTATAGTATTTATAATTTTTATAGTATTTATAATTTTTATAGTATTTATAATTTTTATAGTATTTATAATATATAATAACTACTATAAAAATTATAATGTATGGTTATGACCCTATATTTTTAGAAAAAAGAAATATAAATGAATGGTTACAAGAATCAGAGGATAATATTTTAGTAATTTTTGATAAAAATAGTTTAAACTTTTCTGCGTCACCAAATACTCCTATGAAAAATAACTCACAAGACAAAGTTTTTTGTTTAAAAAAACAATATTTATTTAACCCAGAAATAAAAGACATTTTTGTAAAATGTTTTATAGAAAATGAACAACTTATGGTAAAAAAAACATATAGTACTAAAGCAACTTATAATAATATAGGATATTATATTAATAAAAATGTATTGATTGACATAAAATCTCTCAAACCTTCATTACATGAGGAACGCATTTTTAAAGTTGTAATAAATAGTGAAGAGGAAGATAAGAATGTAGAGAATATGTATATTTCAAAAGAAACTTTAGAATTGTCTAAAATCGGACTATTTAAAATCAAAAAAATAAATGTTGCTGATAAAAAAATAACTAAGAAAAATATGCCTTATAAAGAAGAGGTTTATTTTGGAAAGTTATTATCAAATGCATTGTATGACTACTCTTTTAAATGGGATGGTCCAATAAATTCTTATTTACGATTTGGTCTTATATACTTTCAAAGTCCTATTTTTTTAAAAACATATAAAGTTTATGGAGATACAAAAGATAGTGCTTGCGAAGCAATTATAGATAAAATAACAGATCTTGATAGAGCATTTTTAGAAGCAGCACCAAGACACGAGCGACCTTTCAGAACATATTATAGAGGAATGAAAGAACCTTTTACTAATTTGATAAATGTAGGTGATTCAGTAACCATTCCTAACTTTATTTCTATTACCAATAATTATGGAGTGGCACTAAATTTTTCAGATATAAAAAAAACACAATGTTGCATATATGAAATAAATATAGCAAATGGTGTTCCATATATAAATATGATAAATACAAGTAAATACAAAGCCGAACAAGAAACATTATTACCTAGAAATTTAAAATTTACTATTACAAATAAACAAACTACAGCCACAATTCAAAAATATTTTATATCAGTTTCATTACAAAATAATGACCAATTCAAAATTCCTAGTGGATGTAGTAAATTTTATTTAGGTAAATTAATTCGTGTTAAGTCATCATATTTAGACTTGGTTACAAAATCCAAAACGAATCTAGTTATTCCAGAAAACAAAAAAACAACAAACTCAAAGCGATGCCCCAACGGAACTCGTAAAAATAAAATAACTGGACTATGCGAATCTATAACTAACATTGTTAATACAAACAATTCAAATGAAAATATAACATCGAAGCAAAAAACAAAATCTAAACGATGCCCTAATGGAACTCGTAAAAATAAAATAACTGGACTATGTGAAAAAACTAATAAAGTTTAAAGTAATTTAATTTAAAGTAATTTAATTTATAAATAATAATAAGATTCTTTAATATTATTATTTGTTAATAATAATATGAGAGATTGTTGTGCTAGCACAAAAAGAGCCAAAAAATGTAAAAGAAGAGACGGAAAACTATTTAATCTTCCGCGAAAATTTACAAAAAAACGATGTGCTCATATTAAAGGGTTTACTATGCGTTCATCGTGCGCACCATATAAATATTGCTAAATTTATTTACTATAACTATGAAATAGAAACGCAGCACTGGCCCCTAATAATTGAGCAATTACATATACTACAAATTTGGAAGCATCTATTTTATTAGATAATAACATCATATAACTTACTGCTGGATTGAAGTTGCCACCAGAAACTTTGCCACCAAAATAAATAACTGATGCTAAAGTAATACCTATTGCTAAAGGATCGCCCGACATTAAAATTACTGCCAAGAAAACAAAAGTTCCAATGAATTCTGTGAAAAATTCTATCAACATTTTATATAAATATAAAATATAAAATATAAAATATAAAATATAAAATATAAAATATAAAAGAAATAAAAATAAAACATAAAACTTATATAAAGTTATGAATAAAACTGGCACAAAATCTACTATTTATGACCCAGATACAGATTCTGTAAAGTATGTAGATAATACGTATGATGGCAAACCATTTTTTAGAAAAATTTATGGTAAACCTCATCCATTCTTAGATTATTCAAAAAAAGCAGAAAGTGCAATAGTTAAAATATTAATGGAACATCCACATCCACATCATAATATTGTATATTATTATGACATTAATAGTAAATATGTTGACATGGAACAAGTAGATACACACAAGTCAAATCCATTATATGACCCCTCTATGACACACGAAGACTTAAATGAAATAATAGAAACAATGAGTAAAGTAAAAGACTTTTTACAAGCACTAGGAATTATGTATATAGATTGGAAATTCGATAATATGGGAAAATCTGTATATGGAAAATATAAATTGTTTGATTTTGATGCATCTGGACTAATTGATTTAAAAACGCAACAATGGAAACTCAAAGCAAATCCTATGTATTGGAGTTATAATGAGGCAATAAAAAATGGAGCAAAAACACCAAAAGAAATTGATGATTGGTCTTTTAACTATAATATTATTGAAGAAGGGGAAAAATTAGTTACCAACGCATAAGTGAAAAAATTTTACCATAAATAAACATGACTTAATATTTTAGCGTTATAATAACCTTTCGATTTTCTTTTTTCTAATGCTATTGCTGTTCCTCTTTTTTTTGTCCCGGAATGCCTATTAAAATAATTTTGCATACGTTTGCGATCATTATGATTTTTATAAGCATATAATTTTAAAGGTGTTCTATCTTTAAATTGTTCATAATCTGACGCGCCAAAATGTATTTTGCGTATTTTTTGTGTTGCTTTATTCTTAACATAGGCTGTGTATTTTTTGCCTGTTATTTTACTTCTCTCAAACTTTATAATTTTTTCGCGCATTATTTTATTTTATTTTAAATTATATATATTAAAATAAAATAATCTAGTGTGTAATAAAAATATTATTTTATTATAGAATAATAAAAATATTATTTTATTATACTATAATAAAATAATATGAATGTACCTATTAAATATTTGCCTAAACACATAACTAAAAAAGATAAAAAAACAATATCAAATGAATTAAAAAAATCACGCAAAGCTTATAAAAAAAATAGTTATATTACACGAAAAAAGATTTCTTCATATAAATCCAAACCTTCACAGCATATATTAAATGTAAAAAAAATATATAATGTTGATAAATTAGTAGTTAATTCTAATCTCTCCAAAAAAACAGGGTGTTCTATAAGTTCATTGCGCAAAATTGTAAGTAAAGGACAAGGTGCTTATTATTCATCTGGTTCAAGACCCAACCAAACCAGTCATAGTTGGGGACTAGCGCGTTTAGCTAGTTCTATTAGTGGAGGAAAAGCATCAGCAGTAGATTATAAAATATTAGAAGATGGATGTAGCAAATCATCTAAAGCACTAAGATTGGCCAAAAAGGCAAAAATAAAATATAATTTTGGAACACGTAGAGTAAGAAAAACTAAATTATTATAACTTGTAAATTTATAACTCGTAATATATTAATTATTTAGAATACACTAATCCGGCAAATCCATTTTGGAACAATAAAATATTATACTTTTCTTCTAGTACATGTAAATTATAAGTATATTTATAAATATTAGTAGGGTCTTTTGATACTCCTATAATAGCACCTGTTTCATCGCAAATAATTGTAGAATTGGACTTTATTGAATCAATAGGAGGATTACTATAGTTATTATATTCAAATTCAATTGTTTTAAATAAGTTGGTATTAAATGCCCCATTTGGTTGTTGTTTGAACGGATCTGTAGTTAATGAAAAATTATAACAATATAATCCTGTTTTTGAACATGCGCCATTAGATTTATTATATTTTTCTAGTTTACTATAAATATTACTATCAAATTCTTGTTCTCTATATTTACCATCACAAATTATAGCAAAATTTTTCATTATTTCATATTGATTTGTTTGTGAATATACATCTGGACTATAGCCTGTTATATAAATATTTCTTGAAATATCACCATTATAAGTAAAATGTGGACTATAATATTTATACTGACTAGCAATACTAAGTTTTTCTAAATCATTTGGAATTTTATCTTCGTATAACCAATTGGTATAATTAGACCATTCATTTCTAGAAGCAACATCACTTCTTTGAAAATACCACATCCAACCACTTATTAAACCCTTTGACTCTATTTTAACTTTATTTGATTTTATAACTTTTTCAAAATTATATTCATTTATTTCACGTATTAAATAAGTCTGACTATTTTTGGCAAAAAGTTTTCGTTCTGTTTCTTCTAAAAAACATTGTGTGCATATTAAATGAATATTACTATTTATTGTTGTTCTTAAATCTGCGTAATTATCAATATTAAAACTTAAGTCTCTAAATGGTGGAGGATGTATAAATCTTTTAAATTGATAAGCGATCTCGTTTTGACTTGCTTGAATTTGTGGAAAATTGTTATAGGGTATAGGATTTATGGAATTATCATACAGCACATCTTTTATTGTATATAATTCCATAATAGATCTTAATGTAAAATCAATAAATACTTCACTATATTGTAAACATATTAATGGTAATGCCATTAGCGATGACATAGAGAACCAACTATTTATTGGAATATACAAATTATAATCACGTATTGATGGTTCAATGCCACTAATATCAGTATTAATGCCATCAATATTAAACGCACTTGGATAGTTATTGTTTCTATTATTATAATTTGCTGGGTCATTTAATTCGCTAATATTTCCTGTCATTTTATCAAAAATCGCCTTTTTATTGGCATCGAAATCACGCTCTACTATGTTTTGTAAATAATGACCACTAAATTTTTGTATTGTTGTTCCATCAATAGTTATATTCACTTCTTTGATTATTTGACAACCAATATTTTTAATCCATTTAAACTCATATGGTCTATATTCATTAGCATATTTTAAAACAGGACTCCATATTTTAGGTAATTTTATTACTAAATACATATCCATTAGCAAATCTCCGTAGCGCAAAATTTTGAAACTAAACTTGGAAATTTTTGTAATATCTAATTCTGTTTGTCCTACTTGATCAATTCTGAATTTTTGTAATCCAAAATTAGTATATTTAGAATAGGTTGACTTAAAAAAACTTTTAGTTGGATTGCCAGTCAAAATAATATTTTGATTACCTAGCGCAATTAAATTTAATAGTCCACCTGCCATTATTAATTAATATAACATTATAATTTTTATTTATGTCATAATATATTTTAAATTTTTTATAGTAATTATAATATATAGTAATTATAATATATAGTAATTATAATTATTATGACATACCAAGGAAGTCAGACAATCAAATCAACAGCTCCAAGAACAAGTTCAGAAAAAATATTAGACATGATTAAAGGCAAACTAAAAGATACAGGAATTCTAATGACAACGCTAGGAATTATAACAATATTATTAATAGCTTTACTTGGTTGGATTTTTCATAAAATAGGATTAAAAGAAGAATCATGCAAAAAATTAGATATTGCTTATTCAAACTTAACAAATAAGTCTTATTTTAATACTATAAATAGTATTAAACCTGAGGCCCAGTCTATATTTGATAATTCAAATAGTACATTAATTAACTATTTTGTTAAAAGCTCATATAATAGTTGTTGTGGAGACGAATATAAAAATAATTTTGTTGCTTTATGTGCTTTAGAGAAATGTATTGGTAATGGTTTTAGATTTTTGGATTTTGAAATTTATTCATATAATAATGATCCTATAGTTGCTTCATCAACAGCAAATAATAATTTTATTAAAGAAACATATAATGCTTTACTATTAAGCGAAGTATTAAATACAATAACAGAAAATGCTTTTGACGCAACAAAAACTATTTGTCATAATGACCCATTAATATTAAATTTTAGAGTAATGAGCACAAATGTAACTATGTTAGAAAAAATGAGTGATTTATTAGAAGAATATTTAGTTATTAAAAGTAATTATAACTATTCATTATTAACATCGAAAGATGGAGATGTATTGAATACAAGAATGCAAGCGCTATACAAAAAAATCATAATTATTTGTGATTTTAATAATGCTCCAGGAATTCTTGATCAAAATTCTACTAATTCTAAATTAATAAAACTTAAAAATTATATTAACTTAAAAGCTACAGGTGACTATTGTAATACTTTTAGACTTAGAGAAATAGATACTAAAGACGGAAATTCGCAATTTTTAGAAGAGACGAAAAAAAAATTTACAATAGTATTACCAAATTTAGAGAATTCGAAAATAAATTTTGATAGTTTTACTTCTTTTAAAAATGGATGTCAAGCAATTTGTATGAAGAATCAGAATAACGATAATAATTTGATTGGTTATAATACTAACTTTGATATCATTGGAGGTTTTTCTTGGAAAATGAAACCTTCAACCTTAATAAATATGGCGCCCTTAAATTTTAATAATCCTCCGGGAATAGTTTTAGGTAATCCACCACCTCCTCCGCCTCCTCCATCTCAACCTCCTCCACCTCAACCTCCTCCACCTCAACCTCAACCTCCTCCACCTCAACCTCCTCCGCCTCAACCTAAACCTCCTCCACCTCAACCTAAACCTCCTCCACAAGATTTAGAGGGCCGTGACGAGCAGGGCTGGTAAATTGATGCGCTAGTGATAGGCATACATTATAATAAGCATTATACATTAATAAGTATTATGAAGAATAAAATTTTTAATAAATCATTAAAAATTTATATAACATATTAATTATATTTTATATATATAATATAATTAATATGAAAGAATCATATGAAGAAAAAGAATTGAAAATATTAAGAAACGCAATAGATAATGCTACATATATTATTGGAAAAAAATTAGTCCAATCAGATACTATTAAAAATATTATTGAGATTTTAGAAACTTTTTTACGAACACATAAAATATTATGTTATGGCGGAACTGCGGTAAATAATATACTTCCAGAACAATATAGATTTTATAATAAAAATATTGAAATACCAGATTATGATTTTTTTTCACCTTATGCCATGGAATATGCGAGAGATTTAGCAAATATATATTATAAAGCAGGTTATGAAGAAGTGGAAGCCAAATCAGGAGTTCATAGTGGAACATATAAAGTATTTGTAAATTTTGTTCCAATTGCCGATATTACTTTATTAGACAATAAATTATTTCAAAATGTCTCTAAAAAAGCAATAAAAATTAATGGAATTAATTATTGTCCGCCTAATTTTCTACGTATGGCAATGTATCTTGAATTATCACGCCCAATGGGAGATGTATCTAGATGGGAAAAAGTCCTAAAACGTATTAGTTTATTAAATAAAAATTATCCACTAAAAGGTATATTATGTGATAAACAAGATTTTCAAAGACAATATGAAGGGAAAGAAGAGGATCAAGCAGCCATATATGAAATTACCAGAACTTCATTTATCAATCAGGGTTTAGTTTTTTTTGGAGGTTACGCATCAACTTTATATAGTAAATATATGCCATATAAAGAAAGAAAACAAATTTCCAATATTCCAGATTTTGATGTATTAAGCGAAAATCCACAAGAAAGTGCTACTATTTTGAAAGAACAACTACTCTATGAAGGTTATAAAAATGTAAAATTTTTTAAAAAACAACCAATTGGTGAATATATTGATGTTCATTATGAGGTTATAGTCAACAATGATGTTATAGCATTTATTTATAAACCAATTGCTTGCCATAGTTACAATATAATAAATATTAATGGACAAAAAGTGAAAGTGGCATCAATAGATACTATATTAAGTTTTTACTTAATATTTATATACGCAAATAGACCTTATTACGATGAAAACAGATTATTATGTATTGCTGAGTATTTATTTAAAGTTCAGTTAAAAAATCGTCTTCAACAAAAAGGTTTGTTGCGAAGATTTAGTGTATTATGTTATGGAAAGCAAAAAACATTGGAAGATATGAGAGAAGAAAAAGCCAAATTATATACCAAAATTAAAACAAATGAAGTATCACGTAATTCAAAATTATATAATATGAATTTTTTTAGATATATACCTAAAGAAGATTATGACATTAAAAATAAATCAAAAAAAAATATAAAAAAACGTGCTAAACGCACAAAGAAACGCAAAAATTATTAAACTATGTTTGTATTTGTAGGGACAAGTTATATTTATACATCATAAAATATTCTACACTTTTTGTGTTTTGTTGATGCCAACTTATATTTCTTACAAGGAGTTTTTGTAGATCTTAATTTTAATAAATTAAGTTTATTATATATTTCTTTATTTATTATTTTTTGGTTTGATTTTTTTTTATTAAAAATATTATTAACATAAGAAATATAAGGAGCAAATAATTTTGTATTCTCTACTTCCGGATGTCCTTGAAATCCAAAAAATGGATATTTTTTATGCTTGACTATATCTACAAATTCTTTTTTGTTTTTATCTAAACTAGTAGCAATAACTTCATAATTTTTTATTTTATATTTTGCATCTAACGCTAGTTTATGACTATGATATAATTTTTTTGTTTTATTAAAATTAGATTTAAATAAGTTTCCCATATTATTATTTCTAAATTTTGGTATTGTTTTAATACCATGCGAGTTTACATTGATAAAAGTATTTTTTATATTTTTATTTGATATAGAATGTTTATTTTCAATTAAAATCATACTTTGATGACTATGACATATTGATAATATTGGTATTATTATTTTATTAGAAGCAAGTAATTTTACTTTTTTAACTATATATTTTTGTATTAAAAAATGTCGCCTTAGAAATTTGTTATTATAATAATTACCACGATGATGTGATGTAAATAATAAACCATCTAAATTAGGCAATATTTTATTTAAATCTAATTTTGAAATAGTGTATGGAATTATAATATAATCAAATGAATTTTGTTTTAAGAAACTTAGTATGTCTGCTGTTAAAAATATTTTATTAGATACAATTTGTCTCTTAGTAACTGGGTCTTTTATATAAGGAGTAGGTAAAATACCTATTAAAGGTTTAGTTCTATTCATAGTATTCATAGTATTACTATTATTAGTAAATATATTTACATAAAATAATGAAAAAAATAATTTACTACTTCTAGTTACAAGTAATAATTTTTTTTCTTTTACAAAATATTTAATCATAACCAAATACTTATAAAATATATGAAAATATATGAAAAAATATATAAAGTGTAAAAAATTTATATATTTTTTTTAACTAATTATTAATCATTATTAAAGTATATTTACATTCTTGGGAAACCAACCAAATTAGCACCAATGCCGAAACCAGCGCCCGATCTAGCACTTACACCCATAGTAGGAATGAAAGTATCTAAAATAGAGAATGTGGCAGCAGCCATTAAGGCAATAATAGCAATTTCTTCTACTTTTAATGGTTTTTGTGGAATGACAAAAGCAACTATTGCAACCATTAAACCTTCAATCAAATATTTCACAGCTCTTTTTACTAATTCACCCATACTGAAATTCATTTTGTTTTATAATAATACTAAAGAAAAAATTATATTTATACACAAATTATTTTAATTAAATTAAATTAAATTGAATTAAATTGAATTAAATTGAATTGAATTATATAAAATTGCCTAAATAATTAAATTAAATTTTATTTATAATTTGTTTAATATAATGTTTAAATTTAATACTTAAAATTATATTAAAATACTAATTTATAAAATGTTTAATAAAAAATCTTCTAAATCTAAAGATAAAGATAAAGAAAAAGATAAATCTGTTAATAATTTAGAAAAAGCAAAATATGTGGATTTATTAGATGAAGACAAACCTATAGGCGGTCAAAAATACGTATGTCTAAGTTTTATTTCTCCTGAAGACCATATTAAAAATAAAGAATTATTTTATTTTGAAAAATTCTTAAAGAATTTTGAGTTTAAAAAAACTTTTGAAAAATATACACATTTTTTGAATTTTTTAGCATATAAATATAATTTAGATTTTAATAAGTTAAGCAAAGATATGGAGGAGTTTGTAGAAGAGGAAAAAGAGAATTTATTTTTAACTACTTTAGATGATGAATATAAAACATTTATTGATGCTAAAGAAGAACTATTACAAAAAGAGTATAATGAATTACATGAATTTCAAACAAATACAAGAGGCATTAAAGTGCGAGGTGTATTTGGTTCACAAGAAGAAGCAGAAATGAGGTGTAAGATGTTAAGAGAACAAGACCCAAATCACGATGTTTATGTTGGTGCGGTTGGTATGTGGATGCCTTTTCATCCAGAAGCATATAAAACCGGACGTGTAGAATATTTAGAAAAAGATTTAAATGAACTTATGAGTCATAAAAAGAAAAATGATGAAATTTCTAAAGAACAATTTAAAGAACGTGTAAAAGAAAGTAAAAAGAAAGCAATTCAAGAAAATATTGCTAAAGCTCAAAAAGAAGGTAATAAATTAATGCAAACTATTGATGAAGAAGGTAATTTAATAAATGCGGACAGAATGGATGTTCCTGGCAAAAATTTACTTTTTGGCAACAAAGAAGAGGATGATGTATCTACTGCTGATTTGCGTAAAGAATTATTTGATGCCGAAGACGTTATTGTGGGAAGAAAGAAAGATGACGATCATGGACTAGGAGAACTATTAGAAAGACAAAAAGAACGTGCTAAAAAAATAGCAACATCAGAAACAACACAAGGAGAAATGAGCAATTTAGAACTATTGACTGATTGTGCTATAAAAGAAATTAAAGATTAAAAAATTAAAGATTAAAAAATTAAAGATTAAAAAATTAAAGATTAAAAAATTAAAGATTAAAAAATTAAAGATTAAAAAATTAAAGATTAGTTATTTATATATTTTTTAAATTTATAATATTTTTCAATAAATATTATAAATAAATTTCTTACCATTTTGTTTTGCGCACATTTATTTTAGGTCCTTTTTTCTTATCTCTTATATTTGGGTCATACATTTCTTCTTCATTATCAGAATCTAAATTTTTGCTAATTTCCCAAAATTCTTTCGAACCTAATTTAAAAGTTTTATGATGGTCTGCTTTATACCAAAAAATTTGGTCCTGTAATTTATTGGATTTAGAATTATTATTTATTACTAAACACTCAAAATTTTCAGTACATTGATCCATTACTTGACAAAAACTTTCAAAAGTTGGAAACATACCAGCATAATTTTCATAAATGCGTCGCCTATTTGCTATATATGGTTCACGTAAAATAAATACGTAATCAATATTTGTGCGTAAATTTGGAGGAATACCTAAAGGATATTGCATAGTGATTACTAACATTATTTTCCAATGGCGCCCATTCATAAAAAGTAGACGCATCATTTTATCTTTAGTCCAACTACCATCATATAAACAATCATCTAATATAACAAACGCACGAGGGTCTATATTTGATTTTTTATAAACTTCTATTTCTTTTTTTACTTGTTTCAATACTGTTTTTTGCCTTTTTAAAATATTTTCTATAATAGCAGTATTATATTCATCGTGAATAAAAAGTTTTGGAACATGTTCAGCATAAAAACCATTACCAGCTTCTGTTCCACTAATAACAGTTCCAATCGGTATATCTTGATGATAATAAAGAAGATCTCTTACTAAATATGACTTGCCTGTATCTCGACGACCTATTAAAACAATAACAGGACCTTTATTTTCATCCGGTCTAAAACTAATAGTTTTAATATCGAATTTTTTTAATTCTAATGTCATTATGTTTAATAATAATATTATATAATTCAAGATTTAACTAAATAATCTTAGATTTAAACATAATAATATTTAGTAATATTTAGTAATATTTAGTAATATTTAGTAATATTTAAAAAGATTAATTGTGTTATAAACAAGAAAAATAAGTATTTTTAATTTATTAAATGGAATTAAACTATAGAAAAAATAACAACAAACAATTATTTGAAACAATTAGCGACGACAAGTTTT